CGTTTTAATACACTGTTTACTACTTCCAAGTAGGTCATATTTTATTATACCATATTTTTAGGGTAATGTCAATAATTACCATTTGACTTTATCAGCCCAGTAAGCAGCACTCATCTTACCTTTAGCTATGTTTTTTGCGTGTCTTGCTTTAAATGACTTTTGTCGTGCCTTATTTTTAACAGTGCTAGGCTTAGCTCCAGCACCACTCACACCCTGTTGCCCAAAACGTATGGTTTTAACTACATCACCATCCTTAGCCACCACTACGTGAGACTTAGTTGGGTGACTGGGGGTACGTTTAGGTTTATTGTAGCCAGCTACACCAGTGTTAGATAATCGTGCGTCTTTCTTTTTAGCTGTCATTGTTATACCTTTGGTATCCCGCCAATACCATTAAACCAGAATGCTGCCGCTATTGCTGCTGCCCCAACTACCCACAGGAACTTCTTAGTGACATTCTTACCAACATCAGCGTATACCTTCTCTAAGGCTCTATCAGCGGCTTTCTCCGCTATAATGTCTATGTCTGCTTCCGTTAGGTATCTAGTCTCTTTATTTATGTTCATTTTAAAACCTTCTTTAATATCTCATTAAATCTCTGCTCTATAGCTGGCAGTAACCTCATACCTGAGTAGCCAATTATAAATGCTAAAGCAGGGGATAGAGATACGTGTAAGTCAAATTGATGAATGAGGGGTGGTATAAAGAACATTGTTGATACTAGTGCTATTAGTATTGATAACCCTAATTCCTTTCTAGCTCTTTGTTTTTGCACCATCCAGTTAATATGTCTACCTGAATTACCTTGTTTGCCTTTTAACTTTTTAGTACTGTAGTTAAATAGTCCACCAAGTATAGAGGCAAAAACACATGTTACTTTTATACCAAATATTGCTAGTATACTTTCCAAAAAACTCACCTCAAATTCTAATAATTATTTAGGAAACCTTTGTTTAATCTCATTGATGGCATCTACCCATGTAGTAGTACTATTAATTGAGTCATCAAACTGCATCTCAAACTGATTAAGTAAGGAGTATGCTTTTGCTCTGTCCCTTGAATATTGTTTACTGTCATGCTCCGCTTGTAGCTGTGTGACTTCCGCATTAACAAGCGACATGTCTAAGACCACAGGATTGCCTTGCGCGTCATAGGCATCTTTACCTTCGAGGATGCTTACTACATTTGGGTGTGTGGTGTAGATTGCTTGGTCAATCATTAGTCAATCTCCTCTAGGGTTATTGTTGATGTTAAGCGTTCAAAAGAGTTAACGTTACTGTCAGAGACAGTACGCTGGTTATAGAGAGTTCCCCCAGCGTAGTTTAGAAATGTTGCGTGGTATGTGGTTTCCGATGTGGTAGCAGGTGAGTCAATGTAACTATACATTACTGAGTCAGGCGTACTATTGGCATCAGAAGCCCAATACCCCACGCAGACAATGGCCATACCCACGGTTCTTGTTAAGGCCGAAGATGGATTACCAACGTCAGTAGTATCTCTTTTTACTCCGTAAATTGAGTTGTAGTTAGCTGCAATACTGTATTCACCACTCCATCTTACTGTAACCTTTATTCGCTTACTGGAGGTAGACGGGGTAATAGTTGCATTTAGGCCAGATATGTTAGCAATGGTGGCAGCTGATATAGTCTGACTGGATGTTGTTATTAAGTGGGTTTGTATTTGCGCTTGGCTACCCCCAGCCGCAGCCGCCCATGTCAGACCCCCTGTGTCACCTGACTGTGCTGTAAGCATATAGCCATTAGTAGGGGCATTAGATACTTTTAAGTTAGCTTCATCTACTATATTATCAGCTATAACTGTAGCCCCGTCAGCAGTGGAAGTTACTTCACCACTGTGATTAGGATGTACATAATTATTAGCACTTGCTGCTATACCGTCTAGTTTACTCTCGTCAGCTGATAGGAAAGTACCAGTAGTTGCTTTTATTGCAGCAATCCCAGCTAGCTCACTATCCATTAGTGCACCTGCTGCTGTTACGTTAGTAGCATCCGTTACATCAGCACTAGCTTCTATAGCATTTAGTTTAGTGTGGTCAGCGTCTGTAAAATCATGGGTTGTAAGGCCCCCATCACCTACACTATATGTAGTATTAGCTGGTACTGCCCAAGTCATACCACCAGTATCACCAGACTGTGCCGATAAAAAGTAACCATTGGTTGGGGCATTAGAAATCTTTAGGTTGGCTTCATCTACTATCGCATTGGCAATAACTGTAGCGCCATCTGCTGTAGAAGTAACTTCCCCTGAATGGTTGGGGTGTACGTAGTTATTAGAGCTTGCTGCTACCCCGTTAAGTTTTGTGTGGTCTGCATCTGTAAATACATTGCTATCACTAGCAGCCTCTACAGCTGTTCTTATTTGAGCGTCTGTTTGGTCGGCTGTAGCACTTGCTTCTATAGCGTTTAACTTACTGTGGTCAGCATCAGTGAATACATTACTATCGCTAGCTGCTTCTACTGCTGTTCTTATCTCTGCATTAGTCTGGTCTGCGGTAGCTGATGCCTCTACGGCGTCTAGCTTAGTGCCGTCAGTTTGTAAATCTCTACCATCCACTGTGCCAGTAGCAATGATGTTACCATTGATTGTGATGGCAGCAAAAGTAGGGCTACCAGTTGTAGATAGCTCATCTTGTGGAACTGCGTCAGCTGCTTCCGTAGCGGAGCTTGCTGCTGCTGTTGCTGAGTTGGCGGATGCCGTTGCGGAACTAGCTGATGCTGTAGCTGAGGTAGATGCCTCACTTGCTTTAGTTGTTGCTGTGTCTTTACTTGTGGATGCTTCACTTGCCTTTGTACTGGAAGTGGTAGCGGAATTTGCGCTTGCAGTTGCAGAGCTAGCTGCGCTCGATGCAGAACCACTTGCGGCTGTTGCAGAAGTTGCGGCTTCGGTAGCCTTAGTTGTTATAGCGGTTATAGTAGCGTCATTATCTCCACTACCAGCCCCACCCGTTCCTCTAAATATTGCCATTCAGACCTCTGAAACTTGAATTAAAAAAGAGAGGAGGGGCCGCACCTAAGCAGCCTCTCCCCTCCCAAACTAATAGCTAAATTACTTAGCTACTGCGATTACTAAACCGCTTTCTGGTCTTACTGTCTTAACACCGTAAATTGTGTCGGCAGTCATTAAGTCACCCAACCACTCTTGCTTGTACTGAGTTTGTGTACGAACACCAACTTGCTCCGTAAGAACCATTGCGTCACGTTGTGACATAATAGCACCCATTGTATCAACAGCGGAGGCTGAGTTATCCCCGGCAGTTTCAACAACTGGTAGGTTGTTTGATACGTAAATATCAACACCGTACAACTGACCTATTAAGCCATTTTGTACACCTTGGCTACTTACGAAGTCAGAGGATACATAACGGTCAATACCCATAAGCTGGCTACGAACTGATGGTGGAATCACCAAGAAACGTCCGTCCATAGGGGTATCATTGTCATCCAACTCTTTTACTAACTCGCGAAAAGCAAGGTCAGTAAACAAGTCAGTTACGGCTACAGTGTCAACTGCGTAAGCAGCAATACCATTAGCAGCATCAACGTAGAAGCTGTTTGAATGTACAAAATCTGTACCATCGCCATCGTCATCACCAAAAGTCTTAGCTAGTAAGCCTAAATCAGAGTCTACTTGTTTAGCTAAGGCATAACCTGCGTCTTCAGTGTAGAAAGAACGTAGTGTTGGTTGAGCCTGTACGTCAGTAATATCCTCAATCAAACGAGAGTACTCGTAATGCTTGTTGATGTTAACAACAACTTCACTTTCAGTTGCAGCAATCAATGTTACTTGAGTTTGTGCAGCTTTAGCTGAAGCCGCGCCACGTGTAGGTTTAGGGATATGAATAGTATCGCCTTTCTTACCTACGTGTGACATCTTGTTTACAGCCATAGCTAGTACTAGACTTCTTTTGTATGCTGCTACAATTTCGTCCGACCAGATTTCTGGTATGAATTTTGCCGCCGTTGTAACGGTGACGTGTGCTGTTCCTAGTGCCATTTTTAAATACCTTTTATAAGTTTAAGAGTTTTATTTAACCCTTCCCTCTGCATACGCTTTATCGAATTCTTCTACATTGCGTTTGTATCGAGCTGGGTCTGTCATCATTAAATTGACTATGTCTGAACGTTTATAGATTTTCCGAGATATTGGTTCTCCTGAACCCTTACCCCCTGTGGTTGCAGCTTTGCGTTGTTGCTGACGGTCTTTGTCATTTACTTCCTTAACTGCTTTAATATCACCCTTACGCTCCGCCCAAACTGTTAGTAGTTCGTCGGCAGCATTGAAGTCATATTTGTCAGCTCGTTGTAATAACTCAGTCCGTACTACTGAGGCTTTTATCCAGTCCGAAAATGAAGGGTCTTCTATAGTCTTCATAAAGTCTGGGTGTTTAGAGTTTAGTTTAGCAAGTATATCTTGCTCGCTGTTCTTAGCGAGTAGCGCTTGCATCTGCTGCATCTCTGCACTGCCTGAAATAGCCTTAGCTACAGCCTCCTTTGGGTTATCAAAGAAATCTGTTTCATCCGCGTCCAAATCATCTGTTACTGGTTGTTTAGCTTCGTTAGCCTTTGTCTTAATGAAGTCATCTACAATTTTACGAAGTTCTCCTACCTCAGCACCCTGACGACCAACCAGCTTTTCAGCCTCTTGGTGCATCTGGACAATATCCTCAATGGACTTGCCGCTGTACTTCTCGGGTACTACTGTTTCGTTAGGTTCCTCGGTTACCTCAGGTTGCGCTTCCTTTGCTACAACCTCAGCCTCGTCACCATCGTCAAGCAAGTTGACAAGTTCTTCACCTTCCTGTAGGTTTAACTCTTGTTCATCAAGAGGGTCTATTAATCTAGCCATTTAATTGAATGCTCCGTACTTATAAAAAGTATTGTGGAAATTGTTAATTGTCAGCACCAGCTTTTTCATGCTCCTTTATCCACTTAGTATCTCTACTAGGCCAGCCAAAGCCTTTAAAGTGAGTGGCAACGGGAGAAATGATGCGGTGCGCTGTATGTCCACACTCAGGGCATATGACT